ATTCCTCCTACCCCCCGTCTCTTTTTTAATACAAAACCCCCCACCCCTATTTTTTTGTGCTACATTTCGGCCATTCCTTCTTTATGAAGTGCGAGACAAATGATTCAATTGCAGCCAACCGCAGACCACCCACTGCCGTTTGATATGTCCGATGAGCAACCCAAGACTCACGCGGATAGTATTTCTGTTGCCGTTAACACCGTAGACTTTATCAATCAACTCGGCGGGTCAATAGACTACAACAATACCGACTTGCAAAAAGCAAAAGAGTTGGTACTCGGCGAAAACAAACCCCACACACCAAAACATATCTCTGTACCTGCGGAAGCTGCTGCGGCGTCGGCGATCATTAAGCGGTTTGATTTCCAAGCGTTCTCCGACCAACTGCAAGCGCGTAACTTCATAACAAATAAGTTGGTACAGATAGCCGACTGCGGAGACACCAAAGCTGAACTGAAGGCTCTAGAACTCCTAGGCAAAATCAGTGACGTCGGCCTCTTTACCGAACGCAGCGAAATCACAGTCCACCACACAAACAGCAAGTCGTTGGAAGATTCAATCCGCGAGCGCGTAAAACGCCTGCTCAACAGCGACGTCACAGACATAACACCACTCGACGACTTAGACGCCCAGCTTGGCACGCCCCCAGAAGAAGAGTTCGACGAGTACCAAGAAGATCAACAAGAAGACCCGCCGCCAAATGAGTGAAATCAGCCTAGAAGACATTGAGATCCTGCTCGGCAAGCAAGCGTTGTCGGACTCCGACTTACGAGTTTTGGACACTCAATTGAAAAAACTAGAGCAGTTGAAAGACCGCGAGCTGCGGCAAAACCGTTTTATTAAGTTTGTGGAGCAGGTCTGGCCTAACTTTATCTCGGGGGCACACCACAAGCGGATGGCCGAAGCGTTTGAGCGAGTGGCGCGGGGCGAGTGTAAAAGGCTAATCATCAACATGCCGCCTCGGCATACCAAATCCGAATTCGCCTCCTACCTACTGCCAGCTTGGTATCTAGGTAAGTACCCGGGCAAGAAAGTAATTCAAACATCCCACACCGCTGAGTTGGCGGTCGGCTTCGGTCGTAAGGTTCGTAACTTGGTGGACTCCGAGGTGTACAGAGAGATATTCCCGGATTTACACCTACAGGCGGACTCCAAGGCTGCCGGTCGGTGGAACACATCCAAGGGTGGTGACTATTTTGCTATTGGTGTCGGCGGTGCTGTGACCGGTAAAGGTGCGGACATCCTAATCATTGACGACCCCCATTCAGAACAAGAAGCTGCTATCGCCGCGAGTAACCCCGAGGTTTATAACAAGGTGTATGAGTGGTACACATCAGGGCCGCGTCAGCGTCTGCAGCCGGGTGGGGCGATTGTTGTTGTGATGACCCGTTGGAGTGACTTGGACTTGACGGGCCGAGTGCTTAAAGATGCGTTGAGCCGAGACCGTGGCGAGGAGTGGGAGATTATTGAGTTCCCCGCGATCCTACCGAGTGGCAATGCACTGTGGCCACAGTTTTGGGCTATTGAAGAACTTGAAGCCTTGCGCGATGAACTGCCATCAGCCAAATGGAACGCACAGTATCAGCAAAGCCCAACAGGTGAAGAGGGCGCGATTGTCAAGCGTGAGTGGTGGAAACGATGGAAAGAAGACAAACCGCCACTCTGCGAGTTCATTATTCAAAGCTGGGATACGGCGTTTTCAAAAGGTGAGCGTAGTGACTTTTCTGCGGGCACCTGCTGGGGCGTGTTCTTTTTAGGCGAGAACGAGAGGGATCCGAATATAATTTTGCTTGACGCAATAAAGAAACGCATGGAGTTCCCAGAGCTTAAGGAAGTTGCGTATAGGTTCTACATGGAATGGCAACCAGATGCGTTTATTGTGGAAGCCAAAGCGGCTGGCGCTCCGCTGATATTTGAACTACGGGCGATGGGTATACCTGTACAAGAGTTCACTCCCAGCCGGGGCAACGACAAGTTTGTGCGGATTAATTCGGTGTCGGATTTGTTTGCGAGTGGCAAAGTATGGGCCCCAGAGACAAGATGGGCGGACGAGGTTATTGAAGAGATGGCCGCGTTCCCTAATGCTCCAAACGATGACTTGGTTGACTCCTCCACACAGGCGTTATTAAGATTTAGAAAAGGTGGCTTCGTGTCGCTCAACTCAGACGAGCAAGAAGAGTTACGAAGTTTTCGCAGACGACAAGCATATTACTAAGGATAAAACATGGCAACGAATTCAATGGATAAAGGTATGTACGCCGCCCCACAGGGCATTGCCGGTATGTTGATGGGTGAACCGGATATTGAAATTGAGATCGGACTTCCCGAAGATGTTGAGGTGGGCGTGGAAGTAGATATCGGCGGCAAAGAAGAGGGTGACCCCAAATTTAATAAGAACTTGGCCGAAGAGATTGACGAAGACGAACTGAGTCAAATTAGTAGCGACATCATGGAGATGGTTGAGGCTGATATCGCGTCTCGCAGAGACTGGACAGAGATGTTCGTTAAAGGTCTTGAAGTCTTGGGCATGAAGTACGAAGAGCGAACTGAGCCTTGGGCCGGAGCCTGCGGCGTGTTTTCTACAGTGCTGACCGAGGCAGCCGTGCGGTTCCAATCAGAAACAATCCTTGAGACATTCCCCGCGCAAGGCCCTGTCAAGACGCAGATCATCGGTAACGACACACCCGAGAAAGAAAAGGCAGCCGAGCGCGTTCGAGAAGACATGAACTACCGCTTGACCGAGGAGATGCCTGAGTACCGTCCCGAGCATGAGCGCATGCTGTTTAACTTGGGGTTGATTGGTTCGGCGTTTAAGAAAGTTTATTTTGATATGGCGCTGGGTCGCCAGACGTCTATCTATGTTCCGGCAGAGGACGTGATTATTCCTTACGGTGCTAGCGGAGCGCGTACGGCGGAGCGTGTGACACACATCATGCGTAAAACCAAGAACGACATCAAGAAACTGCAAGCCAGTGGGTTCTACCGCGACATCGAGCTGGGTGACCCGGTTGAGGTGTTCACCGACGTGGAGAAGAAGAAAGCCGACGAGCAAGGCTACTCCATAACTACAGATGACCGCTACCAAGTGTATGAAGTGCAGATCGACTACGTCATGCCCGGGTACGATGAAGAAGATGGTGTGGCGTTCCCGTACATCGTGACTATTGACCGTGGCACAAAAGAAGTCCTCTCTATCTACCGCAACTATGAAGAGGAAGACGAGTTAAAACTCAAGCGCCAGCATATGGTGCAGTATGACTATGTCCCCGGCTTTGGTGCGTATGGGTTCGGATACATCCACTTGATTGGTGGCTACGCCCGCGCGGGCACTGCGTTGATTCGTCAGTTGATTGATGCCGGTACGTTGTCTAACCTGCCCGGTGGTCTGAAGTCGCGTGGTCTGCGTGTTAAGGGTGACGATACACCAATCAGCCCCGGAGAGTTCCGTGATGTGGACGTGCCAAGCGGTGCGATTAAAGACAACATCATGGCGTTGCCATACAAGGAGCCATCACAGGTTCTGGCCGCGTTGCTTGAGAAGATCACAGAAGAAGGTCGCCGACTGGGTTCAGTTGCCGATTTGCAGATCTCGGATATGAGTGCCAATACCCCAGTAGGTACAACGTTGGCCATCCTTGAAAGGCAATTAAAAACACTGAGTGCTGTGCAGGCCCGCGTCCACTACTCGATGAAGCAAGAGTTTAAGCTCCTGAAGAACATCATCCGTGACTACGCGCCGACCGAGTACGAGTACGACCCAGAGGGTGGCGACCGCCGAGCCAAGCAGGAAGACTATGACATGGTGGAGGTCATCCCCGTGTCTGACCCCAACTCATCCACAATGGCGCAGCGCATCATGCAGTACCAAGCGGTGATCCAGTTGTCGTCGCAGGCTCCGCAGATCTATGACTTGCCACACTTGCACCGCCAGATGATCGAGGTGTTGGGCGTCAAGCATGCAGACAAGATCGTGCCGGTTGAAGAAGATGAGACACCACGCGACCCGTTGAGCGAGAACATGGCGTTCTTGAAGAGCAAGCCGACCAAAGCGTTTATGTACCAAGACCACGACGCTCATATTGCAACGCATATGGCTATGATGCAAGACCCAGTCGTGCAGCAGATGATCGGTCAATCTCCTATGGCTCAACAAGTACAGGGAGCCATCATGGCTCACCTCGCCGAGCACCTTGGGTTCAAGTACCGCAAAGAAGTTGAAGAGATGGTTGGCGTGCCACTGCCCGCACCGGATCAAGAGTTGCCAGCGGATATCGAGGTTCAACTCTCTCGCCTCATCGCCCAAGGCTCACAACAACTGCTGCAGAAAAACCAAGCCGCCGCCGCGCAGCAACAACAGCAACAACAGCAACAAGATCCGCTCCTCCAGTTGCAACAGCAAGAGCTTGAGATTAAGAAGATGGACACGCAGCGTAAGGTGCAGAAAGACCAGATAGATAGTCAGCTTGCACTCCAGCGCCTACAGCTTGAGAAGTCCCGCATCGACGCCGACCGCGAGAAAGATCGCAACCGCATCCAGTCGCAAGAGCTACAAACCAAGGTGAAGATCCAAACTGATCTGTACAAGAGCCAAGCGGGGCAATCGGCCAAGGCCAACCAACAACCAAACCAGAATAAACAAGGTAACAAATAATGGCTGAAAACTATCTTGAACTATGCAGCGAAAAACTCGAGAAAAGAGTAGAGAGTTTCGTTGCCCACCTGAGTGACGGCGGGGCTAGAGACTTCGCCGAATACAAAGAACTGTGCGGAGCAATCCGAGGTCTGCGAACTGCACAGCAAGAACTTAAAGACCTTGTGCGAAGACTAAAGGAAAATGATGACGACTGAGTTTGATGTTCAAGCAGTAGATTTATCGGGTATTTTGAATACCAGCGTAGAGGAAAAGGCACGACAAGTACCCGATCCCGCCTCTTTTCATCTGTTGACGATGCTGCCCGATATTGATGAAGAGTATGAAAGCGGTATTTTGAAAGCCGGAAAGACCATTCACTATGAAGAATTGCTGTCCCCAGTGCTTTTTGTAATGAAACTTGGCCCCGATGCCTACAAAGATGAGAAGAAATTCCCGTCTGGCCCCCTCTGCAAAGCGGGCGATTTTATTATTGTGCGCCCAAATACCGGTACACGGATCAAAATTCACGGAAAAGAGTTCCGTTTGATCCACGATGACTGCGTAGAGGCTGTTGTGCAAGACCCACGTGGCATTTCACGCCTATAAGGAGGCAATATGAACGTCGAAAAGTACAAATTCCCTGATGAAGCAGCGGAAAATGACAAAAAAGAGCCCGAAATCCGGGTAGAAATCGTAGATGACGGCAAAACAGAGGTAGAAATCGTTGATGACACCCCCGAAAAGCCAAAAAACTACAAAAAGATGGAGGAAGACCCCAAAGATGCTGATGAAGATGAGCTAAGTCAGTACGGGGAGAAGGTTCGCCGTCGTATTCAACACCTGCAAAAGGGCTACCATGAGTCCCGCCGACAAGCTGATATCGCCCGTCAAGAGCGAGAAGAGGCTATCAAAATTGCGCAAAAGGTAGTTGAAGAGAACAAAAAACTCAAAGGCTCACTCAACGAGAACCAAAACTCTTTGTTGGAGCAGGCCAAGCGCGTAGTGGCCGCAGAGTTGGATAATTCCCGTAAAAGGTACAAAGAAGCGTACGAAGCAGGGGATTCTGAGCGTCTTACGCAAGCAAATGAAGAGCTTGCTGCCGCTAAAGTAAAGTTCGACCGAGTAAGTAATTATAGGCCGACCCCTTTACAAGAAGACGAAAATGAGGTACAAATACCGAAATCCGCTCCCCCGCGCGACGAAAAGTACGAAGAATGGCGCGAAAAGAACACTTGGTTCGGGGACGACGAAGAAATGACAAGCCTAGCTTTGGCATACCATAAGAAGATAGTTAGCGCGGGGGCTGACCCCTCATCAGACGAATACTACGAGAAAATTAATGCTCGTATGCGCCTAAAATTTCCGGAATACTTCGGGCCGGAAGACGACGATGATGAAGCAGAGGAAACTCCAGCAGCACAAAGTCGTTCAAAGACGAATGAGGGTAAAGCTAAAGCATCTGCAAATGTAGTTGCCCCAGCTTCACGAAGTACGGCACCCAAAAAGGTACGCCTTACTGAGAGTCAAGTAAATATCGCCAAGCGGTTAGGTGTTCCATTGGAACTCTATGCTCGTAAGGTTGCGGAACAACAAACTAGGGGATAACATGGCACAAGCACACAAAGACGAAATCGAAGGATTAGATCGTAGCAAACGCGAAAACACTACTCGTGAGACCGGCCTGCGGCCTCGCAAGTGGAAAAAAGTCGGTTTGTTGCCCAATGTCAAACCAGAACCCGGATATGAATTCCGTTGGATTCGTTTGAGCATTAACGGCCAAGACGACCCTAAGAATATTTCAGTGCGCCTCGAAGAGGGTTATGAGCCCGTAAAAGCTTCAATGCACCCCGAAGTTACATTGTTAGGTGGAAAAAACAACCATTTCCCCGACAGTATTGAGATTGGCGGCTTGCTGCTTACCAAGATACCTAGAGAGATGGTGGAAGATCGCGCCGCGCAAGTGGAAGAAGAAACCGCTTTGCAACTCGCATCTGCAGATCAATCATTCATGCGCCAGAGTAATTCGAAGATGCCTTTGTTCAATGAACGTCGGTCATCCACAACCTTTGGTTCTGGTTTTTAATTTTTTAAAAAGGAGTCTTAAATGGCTTATCCAGTGGTCGACGCCCCTTACGGGCTAAAACCGATCAATTTGATCGGCGGGCAGGTATTTGCGGGTTCTACTCGTGAAATCCCTATTCAGTATGGCAGTTCAGTTAGCATTTTTTATGGTGACTTTGTTCGTGTCATTCGTGGTAACGTAATGCGCCTTGGTATTACAACTGACGGTACCGCAGCAGGTATGGTTGGAATTTTCCTTGGCTGTTCGTTCACAAACCCTATCACTAAGCAAAAGCAATTCCAGCAATTCTGGCCCGGCGGTACGCTGGCTGGCGACGCTGTAGCTATTGTTTGTGATGATCCTGACACAGTGTTCAAAGCTGTTGTTTGTTCGGCTGGCTCTACAATTGCCTCTGGCAGCTATGCCATGATTGGTCAAAACTACGGCGTGTTGGACAACACCGGTAACTCAAACACAGGTAATTCTGCTGTTGCTTTGGCTTATTCTGCAACTTTGACTACAAACACATTCCCATGTCGCGTAGTTGGCGTTGTGCCTGATACCGCATCTTCTGTATCAGCAACAGGTAGCTCTTCAAGCACCACCATTACCTTGACTGGTTCTGGTTTGCCAAGCGCCATCGTTGCAGGTACTGATGTGTCTTATGTAGCCTCTAACGGTCAAATCATCCGTACAGGTTCATTTGTGACCACCGCAGCCGCTGCTGGCGCAACAAGCGTAACCATTAACGTGGCTACTTCGTCCTTGGGTAATACAGCAACAGCTATTCCCTCAAGTTCAACAATCGTCTTTACTCAGATCCCCGAAATGTTGGTGAAAATCAACTTTGGTAATCACGAGTATTACACTGCCACAGCGGTCTAAGGAGTAACATAAAATGGCTATTTCACGCGCACAACTATTGAAAGAGTTAGTCCCCGGCTTGAACGCTTTGTTCGGTTTGGAGTACGCTCGTTACGGCGAAGAACACAAAGAAATCTACGAAACAGAGACTTCTGAGCGTTCCTTCGAAGAAGAGACAAAACTGTCTGGCTTCTCTGCTGCACCTGTTAAGAGTGAAGGTTCTGCCATCGCTTACGACAACGCACAAGAAGCATGGACAGCTCGTTACAACCACGAAACAATTGCTATGGGCTTCGCTGTTACAGAAGAAGCAATGGAAGATAACTTGTATGACTCGTTGTCTAGCCGTTACACCAAAGCATTGGCTCGCGGTATGGCTTACACCAAGCAGATCAAAGGCGCTAACATCCTGAACAACGGTTTCAGCGCTCAGTTCACTTATGGTGATGGTCAGCCTCTCTTCAGCACTGCACATCCATTGGTCAACGGTGGCACTAACAGCAATCGCCCAACAACCGGCGCAGATTTGAACGAAACTTCTCTTGAGAACGCCGTTATTCAAATCGCTGGCTGGACTGATGAGCGTGGTCTGTTGATCGCCGCCAAGCCCAAGAAGTTGATCCTGCCTGTTGCTTTGCAATTCGTTGCTACTCGTTTGTTGGAAACTGAACTCCGCGTCGGTACTAACAACAACGACATCAACGCAATTAAGAACAACGGCGTGATCCCCGAAGGTTTTACTGTCAACCACTACTTGACAGACACCAACGCTTGGTTCTTGACCACAGACGTGCCTAACGGTTTGAAGCACTTTATTCGTACACCCCTGACCAACTCAACAGACGGTGACTTCGATACAGGTAACTTCCGCTACAAGGCCCGCGAGCGTTACAGCTTCGGTGTTTCTGACCCCCTCGGTATCTACGGTTCACCCGGCTCGTTCTGATACCTTTGGTTTTTAAAACCTAAATTAGGGCCCTCAAAAGGGGCCCTTTTTTATTAACTTGTAAATGTCATAAAGACGAGGTACGATGGTTTTTGTGGCAGGGGTGCCACATCAATTTTTTTTTTAAGGGGCTAAAAATGTATAAGGTTGAGATCAATATTGCTGACTGGGATTTCGTGGAAGATGAAAAATTGGTCATTCAGACCACTGACTTTGAGAAAGTCCAAATCATCCAAGAATTCATTGAGATGCAAAAAGAATACGGCTGGGCTGCCGACTACGTAGCTATTCAAGAATTCGAAGAAGACGAAGACGAAGAGTTTGGTGACGAGTACTACTACGACGAAGCTAGTGACGTGTGGTGCATGTACGACGACGAAGAAGGCGCTTGGTATTGGTACGACGAAGACGAAGACATGTGGGTTCTTTGCGAAGACCAAGGTGAAGACGAAGACGAATCTGAAGAAGACGAATCCGAAGAAGACGAATCTGAAGAAGACGAATCTGAAGAAGACGAATCTGAAGAAGACGAAGCTTCCACCGTGACCACCTACGTCGTTGTAAAAGTTGACGAGTGATCGGAAAGTTACACTTCCTGTAACTTGATGGGGGCTTCGGCCCCCTTTTCTTTTGCTTTTTGGCGTTCGTTGTAGTGGTAAACCCTGTGGCAGTTGGCGCATAACACCACACACTGCTGAACTTCCTCCATTGCGGCGAGATAGCTTTTAGCCTGTGCCAACGCATGCACGCTAGCCGTTTTCATCTCGGGGTCTATGTGGTGGAAGTCTAGTACCGCCGGATGGTTCACCCCGCACTCGAGGCAGGATAGGGTGGCTTTAAATTTTCTCCACTCGTCTTTTAGCCCCCGGTGCCTTTTCTTAGTAGCGGCCTTGACTTTGTCCGTATTATTCTCGTAATGCTTCTTAGCATACCCTCGTTGTTTTTCTTTCTTTTTGAGCGGGTCTTTGTACGGCATATTGACATTCTATCTAAATACTGTATTATGTGTGCATCTGGGTGATCTGTCATACCGCCACTGCCCCAGCAGACGATGCAACGATTGGTATGGCTCTTTTGCATAAGGAAATTTATCATGGCACGCGCAACATTTGAAGGCCCAGTCCTATCTGGCGACAACCGTTTTGGCCCCCTACGTAACGTAGGCTACGCACTTTTATCTCAATCAGCGCGATTAACGCTGACAAACACAACTCCCTACACTCCTACATACGGCGGTAGTTCTGGTGTTTTTGTAGCTTCTAATGGCATTCCCAACAATCCGGCTGTTGTTTATACCCCCGGCACTAACAACGCAGCTACTATTACTGCAGATAGCGCAACCGCTCTTTTCCGTGGCGTTGTTTTCTATTTGCCAGTAGGAAGCTCGATTGAAAACATCTTTATTGATACCGTGGCTGTTCCTACCAATGCAGGTGGCGCGATTACTGTAACTCCTTATATTTCCAACACTTTCGCTACTTCGGCGGGTACTATCGCTACTGCGGCTGCTATTAGCGCTGTTGGGCGTACAACTGCTACCTACTCTGCGGCTCAAGCCCCTGTTGCTTATTCAACATCTAATGATATCCCGGGCGTAAATGGTAACCCTAACATGTCTCAAGTGGTTGTAACGATTGCTATGACAGCAGCCAGCGGTTTGACTACCATTGACGCGGGTCAGTTAATTGTGACGCTCCAGTACACACAGAACGACTTAAACATCGGTAACACCACAACTTACCCATACGGTAACTTTGATTAATTAAGCGGGGGCTTCGGCCCCCTTCTTTGGTTTTAAAGGAGATTAATCATGGCAGTGCAAACAGACGTTAAAGCCGTTACTACAACTGGGACACAGACAAACCAAGCACTTATTTCCGGGCGTGTTCGGATTAAGTCCGTTGTTGTCACAGGCGGCGCAGGCTCGGGTAAGGCTCGGTTTTTAGATGCTTCAGGCGGTAATATATTACTTGAACTGGACACCGGAGCGAACTCAAATATGACCAACGTAATCCTGCCGGGGGAAGGTATTTTGTTCCCTAACGGTGTTTGGTACACGTCGGTTTCTGTTGCACCTCTTGGCATTACGGTGTGCTATGGCTAAGTCAGCAGCATGGACAAGGAAAGAAGGCAAGAACCCCAAAGGCGGGCTGAACGCCAAGGGACGGGCCTCCGCGAAAAAAGAGGGGATGAACTTGAAGCCGCCACAACCAGAAGGCGGGTCGAGGCGCGACTCTTTCTGCGCTCGAATGAGTGGCATGAAGAAGAAGTTAACGTCGGAGAAAACGGCGAAAGACCCAAACTCCCGGATTAACAAAAGCCTGCGGGCATGGAATTGTTGAGGTGACTATGGACACACACGATGCCAAAAATATTGCCGACGGCGCTGCCGTTGCACTTGGGGTTAGTAACTTCATGCAGTGGTTCCCGCCAACAGTAAGTCTGGCTACCGGCGTCCTGACCATTGTTTGGCTTGGCCTGCGTATCTACGAGACCACTACAGTCCAGAAAATGCTGGGGAAAAAAGAGGTTAACAATGCCCAGCACGAGTAAGAAGCAACACAACTTCATGGAAGCGGTGGCCCACAACCCGTCGTTCGCCAAGAAAGCAGGAGTTCCACAGTCTGTGGGTAAAGATTTTTCAAACGCCGACAAAGGCAAAACTTTTAAAAGAGGTGGTGATATGGCTACAAAGAAAGCAAACCCGTTCATGGAAATGATTGCCAAGAAAAAAGACATGGCAAAAGGTAAAAAAGCAGAGATGCCTTCCAAGATGGGCAAGCCTGTAATGAAAAAAGGTATAGACACCGCCAAAGATGGTATGAAGATGGCCAAAGGCGGCGGCGTTGAGTCCAAAGGTAAAACCAAGGGCAAGATGGTCAAAATGAACATGGGCGGCAAAGCCTGCTAAGGAAATATCATGGCAAAAATGCGTAAAAAACCAACAGACGATCAATTGCTTGAGGGCGGCGGTGGCGGCGGTGGCTTTGGTGGCCGTACTTCCATCATGCCCAAGCTGAACAAACCCGCTAAAGAAGGTTTTCAATACCGCTCTCCCGAGCAAACCAACGCAAAAAGTGTATTGCCACATCCTAAAGAAGATGTAATGGGTTCTCAACGCGCTGATATTGGTCGTATTCGTCAAGGTCTTAGCGCCCCCGGTAAAACCGAGCGTGGTCGTGCTATGCAACAAGAAGCTGGTGGCCGTGCTATTGCTCGTACGATGGGTCGCGCTGGCGCGGTTGGTGCGGCAGGTCTTGGTGGTGCTGAAATGGGTAAACGTTTGCGTGACCGCGCCGACGCAGAAAAAATGCGCCCAGACGCCGAGATGGGGCCTAGTATGGGGCCTAGTATGGGGCCTAGTATGGGGCCTAGTATGGGTTCTGATATGGAAGCCCCCGCGCCCCGTCCACGCCCACGTCCACGCCCTATGCCAACCCCTATGCCAACCGGTAGCGTGCGTGAAGGCCGAAACGAAAACATCGACGACGAAACCCGTGCAAGAGCTATGGAGTCTGTCGGTATGAAAAAAGGCGGCATGACCAAGAAGTACGCCAGCGGTGGTTCAGTTTCCAGTCGCGCCGACGGCATTGCCCAACGCGGTAAGACTCGCGGTAAGATTTGCTAAGGGGGAATCATGGCAACAAGCGCATTCGGTAAAGCATTCCGTGAGGCCCGTGATCGCGGCGAAAAAGAATTTGACTTTGGCGGCAAGAAGTACAACACCAAACTGAAGGAAGAAGGCTCCGCAAAGAAAACCCCCACCGAGCTTGAAAAAAAGCGTGATATGGCGGCGTATTTAGGTAATGTTAAACAAACCGCTGGTAGTGGCACTTCTGATTTGGCAAAAGCTAAGATTAAAGAGGCTAGTGAATCTGCCGCACGTAGTTATGAAACGGCTCAAAAAGATGAGTCTATGAAAAACTATAAGCCTAGATATACACCCCCTACGTCCGCCGCAAAGACTACTGAAGGCGCGACCTACGACAAAAAACCATATATGCCAGAAGAAGTTGACATGAGTTTTAATTCAGGCGGAACGGTCAAAAAAATGGCTTCAGGCGGCAAAGCTTCAACAAGCGCTGGAACAATGGGCGCGTATAAACCACGTCGCCCCGGCACAACCTACGAAGACTCAATGACTTCTGACGACATCAAAAAGATGCAAGCGCAGAAGGACGAGGCCGCTACAGAGCGCAAAATAAAAACCGCGCCCACTACCAAAACGGAAATGGGTAAGTTATTTACAAAGGGCGGCTCTGTGGGTTCAGCTTCCAAACGTGCTGATGGCTGCGCAACCAAGGGTAAAACCAAAGGTCGGTTTGTATGATGGCTAGCCGTGGCATGGGAGCCATTAACCCCAAGAAGATGCCCGGCGCAAAAAAGAAACCGCGTCGGGATAACACCGGCTTCACTCAGTACGCCGAGGGT